ATCGTTTTCCATATTTCTATCTCTTTCTTTATTCTATAACTAATTATACCACTGTTACCATAACAAGTCAAGTGTTTTGTCAAAAAAAGATTAAAAAAAAGTCCTTGCAGAACAAGGACTTGAATATTATTTCAAATATTTTATTATTATTATCTTTTTTTCTTATCTAACTCTTGCTCAATCCATCGTTTTGCAATATTGTTAGTTACCTTTGTTTTGACCATCTTGTTTATCCGTTTCCAGACTTTAACAAAAACGTCTTCTCCAGCCTCATTGTTATCCACAATGATAAAGTTCCTTGAACCAAATAGACTTTGAAACTGTCCAATATTACTTTGTACTTCCTTCCACATTACGGCAACTTGTTTCTCTGGTAGTGTGCGTTTACGCATCAGATTGCGTTCTTGTGCTGTATCCAAAGAGGTGTTGACAAAAATCATAGAACACTCATACCCAAGTCCCGTCAATGACTGCATCTGTTTTGCAATCTTGGCGTAGTCCTTACCTGTTCCATCAATGATGACACCCAACCGACCTGTTAAGAATCCACCTTGTTTTACCTTAGTGACTTTCTTCGCCTTTAGACGAATATCTTGCCCTTCATCAGAGAATATATCTTCTGGTGTGGGTTCTAGTCCAGCATCCTTTAACATCTTTTCGTAGATGTCATCACTGTTTACGATTTTCATACCTAATCCACCAGTAGTCTTACGAACAACATAAGACTTACCGCTGCCTGGCCCACCTGCTAAAAAGATGGCCTTAAATATGTTAGGGTCATAAACCCCCTCCTGCATGTCTTGAAATGTTTTCATTTTTTTGTCCTAACAACTCTCGAATCTTGTTTGTGTATATTTCCTCATAGTATTTATCATCCTTTTTATCTTCAATTTCAACTCTGCGGTTCAACCTCTGTTGGAAGTTCATCTTCTTAAGCCGGTTTTTGAGTTTGGTGGTCATATATTACCTCTGATTAAATGTGAATGGTTAACATAACAAATTAGGTTGCCTTTGGTCCTCCTTTAGTAATTTGATGGGGTAGTATCTTCACTACCCATCGGGATTAATTTATCTACGGGGGATACTTCTTTTGCATCAACTAAAGTAACACCATTTTTAGGATATTGTGAAGAAACTGTATCACGCACGACTTGCATATGCATGGTGTGTAGCGCTTGACCATCCATTGCTGTGAATGAGTGTCTAAGTTGAGTAATAAGATATCTACCTCCATAGTACGGGTCTTTATCATTTGGGTCGGTGACATAATGAGCCTTATTCTTTATGTTTAAACCAATCAAATCTCCAACAGAAATGTCAGTTTGTCCATATACTACTATGTTCATAGTTATTGCAGCTCTCATTGCAGAGAACCTACCTTTTCTACGTTGTAACCAACTGTCTGTACCTGAGTAATCAAATTGTCCAGAGTGACGTACTGATAACAACCCATTAGGTTGATTCCTATCCACTGCTTGCATATAGACTGTTGATTGATCGTAGTCTGCAAGTGATTTACCAAAATCGTCTTTACTTTCAGATGCCAGTGGTTTGTTGTCAGTTACATACTTGGCATGTTCATCTACATGTATATCTTGTTTCTCACCATTTTCAAAACTGTCAAAATAGTTGTAGTTAAAGTTCTCTACAGTTTTATTAACTAAGTCAATCATCAAAAGATTAGATGCATACATACCTTGTCGCATGTTCTTCATAACATTGGTAGAATCAACAACAGTATGACTAATTAATCGAATCAGGTTTCTTTCTACATCAGACTCTAAGTTTGGGGTATCTTCGATGTAGACTTGCTTGACTTTTTTATTGTCCAACATATTATCAATAGTTCTAAAAAAGAATCCCCTGCATGTCTCATAGAATAAGAATGTAGGTGCAAAGTTATATGTTTTAGACAGGCATCTACTTGTAATAGAGTTGATAAAATCTATTGGACGCATATTTGGAGATACAAACTTATAGTTGTTCGCTGTCTCTTCATAATAGAACTCTTTCTTAGAATTCAATAAGTCTTCATCCCTTATAATCTTCTTAATAATATCAACAGCAGGTTCACCTTCAAATGCTTGACTTACCCTAATTCTATTACTACGAACGGCCTCAGCGGTGGTGAAGGAAAGAACTAATGCATCTGTACTATCGTTTACTGGTACTTTGGCACTAACTTGATAGATGTATAGGGGATGGTCTGTGAAATCAAGTGAACGACTTCTATCGGCTACAGTTATCTGTGGTGTTGATAGTTTTAACCGCAACTTCTCTTGTCCAATGAGAGGCAACCTTGTTAGAAGATTGTTAGTATCTACAAGAGCAATATTTCCTGTCAATGAAGACTTGAAGATGTCTTCGAATATATTAATTGTCGAGACTAGTGCAGTGACATCAACTACCTCACCACTTGTAGAGTAAATCGAGCATTCTTCAATTATGTATTCACCAGCATATTCTAAATCGGCCATGATTAAGTCCTAATACTTTTTCTAAACTCTTCTTTCAAAGAAGGCACAAATTCTGGACGAATGAGTCTAATTCGCCTTTTCTTCTCTACTTGTGCTTCTTCATATTCGTAGTTAGTAATTGCGACTGCACCAGCTGGTTTTACAGTTGCCGCATCACTTGGAAGTTCAATTATCACTGTAGTGTCGCCAGAATCTTGATATATCTCGTAGTGATGAATATCGTTTGCACTAACATATTTAGACTTTACGAAACTTTCAAGTCTAGTAACAGACATGGGCCAATCTGTATAAACATCCTTAATGTTATTAACCATTAGGACAATCCAGTGTAGGTTAGAGTCTCCATAAAAGTCATATGCAATGTCCTCTGGACGCTCTCCATCTCCTACATCATAATAGTCATAAGATGCACTATAGACAATAGAGTTTTCTGATACTCTTGCCCTACGAGTGATGTCTGTCATTTGAGTCAATACCCCATCACCCTTTACATCATGTCCAACTGTTGGAAAGTTAATAAAGTACATTAGAATCCCTCTACAATGCTGCGTTTAGTCATAATATCTAATTCTTTAAACTGAAGAGTCAATTCTGTTTCTGTTGGTCTATTGTCCCTATGAAATTGTGGACGGTCTCCACCATACTTCACATCAACACCTTCTAACACAGATTCGCCTATTTTATGTAACTCTTTTTCATGGGCGTACTGAATTTTAAATGTAGATGGTGCCTTTAATGCCCTTCCAAAAGTAGCGCCTTCTGGAACTTCTGGTAACATGTAATACCTAAAAGAGTCAACTATCTGTTTTATTGTCGCGGCTTCTTCTGCACTGTGTGGTATGAGTCTAAATGTAAATGCAAATGCACGCCTGTCTAAACCTTCAAACATCATCTCCGTTCTGTTGTTAACAGTTACACCAGACGTTATGTTAATTGCAGCAGTTCCACCAGTTACCCCTAAACCTTCTCCTACCTTAGCAGCAGCACGAAGGGCCACATCTCCTATTCCTGCCCCAGCGCCAGCACCAGTTGCTCCAGTGAACTCAGCCAAACCAGCTTTTAAAGATGCAACACCTTTGTCACCTAAGCTACCATCAGTACCCATGAATGACTTCAATGAAGACATTCCACCAGCAATCAATCCACCAATCTCTGCTTCGCCATAATTTACTTTTTGCGATACCGCTATCTGCGCTGGAAGAAACAGTTTTATCATAGTCTCTGAGGATACCATCGGAGCTCTTGTTACTACCCTGTTAACTTGCAAGTTGCTTGTGGCCAGACTTTCAGCCACACTGTTTAAAGCAATATTTGCTTTAGAATGAATCATTGCAGTAAACCGAATGAAATGGTTCTGGTTTGCGCCACTATCGGCACCATAAACCAATTCTCCTTGGTTTTTAAATCTATTATTCAAACTTCTAGCACCTCGCCCAAAACGACCTCTTTCATGCACAGCCATGTCTAAATACTCCTATATTGTTTCATAAAAGTATTTATAAGGTTTAGCATGGCATACAGTGGAAAATTTCTCCCTAGTAACATAACAAAGTATAGAGGAGATGTAAGAAAGATTGTGTATCGTTCTTTATGGGAACGTAGATTTATGGTGTATTGTGATAACACCAGTGCAATACTAGAATGGGGTAGTGAAGAGGTTATTATACCATACACATCCCCCTTAGATGGACGGATGCACCGATACTTTCCAGACTTTTACATAAAGGTTAGACAGAGAGATAAAACCATCAAAAAGATGATTATCGAAGTTAAACCTAAGATACAATGCGGGCCACCCAAAACTCCAAAACGTAGAACCAGACGATATATTACTGAAGTTCGTACATGGGGCGTTAATGAAGCAAAATGGAAAGCTGCAATTGAGTGGTGTACCGACAGAGGAATGGAATTTAAGATACTTACTGAAGACCATGTGGGTTAGTCTGTATAAATAGAAGTATGACATACTTTGATACAATATTAGAACGTAGTGGTGGGAACGAACGCTCAGTAAGATGGTTCAGAGATCAGATTCGTGATCTCGGTACTCCACCTCCACAGCAGTTAATCCGTGAGGGAAAGGTGCGGCAAGCACCCATGTTTGGTAAAATGAACTTCTTTGGATATGATCCAAAACATAAGGCGACTTTACCATACTATGACAGGTTCCCTCTTATCATGCCTATTGAGGTTGCAGAAGGAGGATTCATTGGATTAAACTTCCACTACCTATCCATTCCTATGAGAGTTAAACTGCTCAATGTAATATCAGAATATGCAACAGATAATAATATGAATGATAAGACAAAAATACGTCTGACTTGGAATAGAGTTAAAAGAAATCCATTAGTCAAACCAACAGTAAAAAGATATCTATTTGATCATGTAAAATCACCATTCAGAGTGATTGATGCAGATGAAATGATGACAGCAGTACTACTACCAGTACAGAAGTTTGTCGGTGCAACTACCGGCAAAGTTTATTCAGACTCAAGAAGGATGAACCGATAATGTTAGAAAGACCCCCATCAAAAACAGAACAAAGCAGTCCTATTAATTCCTTTATGAGTACATTTAGTAAAAATGTATCAAGGCCTAATCTTTTTAGTGTTAGAATATATACCCCCAAATTAACCCCTGAGTTGGAACCAATCAAATATAATGGAGGTCTGTATTCTACTAATGTTGCTGCGCCTGAACTGGAACTGCGTGTACAAAGTGTCACGATGCCCGGCAAGAATATCACTACTACTCCAAACGAAAATACGTATGGCCCAAGTTACGAAATGGCGAATGGTATTAGTTATGCAGAAGAACTTTCAGTAACTTACATTCTTGATACAGATCATAGAGTAAGAGAATTCTTTAACAAATGGCAAGATAGAATAATAGACCCTGCATCCTACGATTTAAATTACTATAACGATTACATTGGTGAAATGGATATTTCTCAGTTAGATCAGAATGACAATACTGCATCTGCCATTCGCGTACATGAAGTATTCCCTAAGTCAGTCGGGCCCATCGAATACAGTATGGAATCTGGAAACTCTTTCTTGACAGTAACAGTGCAGATGGCATTTAAAAACTGGTCACCTCTTGGATTTAACTATCAGGGCACAAAAAGTGCAACTTGGATAGATGCTGGTTTGAATGGTAATGCACAAAGCGAAACAGGACTTAGATTTAGTGAAACAGATCCTCTTTACAGGTTGCAGAATTTATTTGGAATTGGTATACCCCCCGAAGGCCAACAGATCATAAACACAATGAATAGTGTGAGAAATTTTACAAGCAACCCGTTACAATTTTTGACAGGTGGACTTTCTAACGCAATAAGAGACTTTTCGTAAGTAACCTAAATAATATTAACATTATGTAACAGGAGATAATAATGGCATTACCAAAACTGGCCACGGCTAAGTATGAATTGATACTACCCTCGACAGGGAAAACGATTGAATATAGACCCTTCTTAGTAAAAGAAGAAAAGATACTACTAATTGCACAATCAACAGGTGAAGACTCTGACATGTTGCGGGCAGTAGAACAGATTATAGAGAATTGTACGTTTGGAGAGTTAAAACCCAATACACTACCATTCTTTGACATTGAATATGTTTTTATTAAACTGCGTTCTAAGTCAATTGGTGAGGTTGCAACAGTTAAGTTGTTGATGCCAGATGATGGAGAGACACAAGTAGATGTAGAGATTAATTTAGATGAAGTTGAGTGTGTACGAGATGTATCACATAACGCTGAAATTAAATTAACCGATACTGTAGGGTTAACATTAGAATATCCTCGCGTTGACTCTATCGCTAAGGTAACTGATTTATCAGAAGGTGAAGCAGGATTTGCAATCGTTAAGGATTGTATATCACAGATACATGACGAAGAAAATGTTTATGCAAAGAGTGACATGGATGCAAAGGAACTAGATGAGTTTATTGACTCATTATCACATAGCCAATTTGAAAAGGTTCAAGAGTTCTTTGATACTATGCCTAAGGTAAAACATTTAGTTAAGGTAAAGAACCCAAACACTGGGGTAGTGAATGAAATTGTGATTGAGGGTATGCAGAATTTTTTCTAATAGCCCTCTCTCATAATACTCTTGAGAACTATTTTAGACTGAATTTTACACTCATGCACCAGCATAGTTATTCTTTATCTGAACTTGAAAGTATGTTGCCATGGGAGAGGGAGATTTATATCGCTCTTTTAACACAACACTTAGAAGACGAAGCAATGAGGACTCGCCATGAGTCAATGAACAGATAGGAGAATGGAATGTCAGATGAAAAGCAGTTTTTAGGACACCACCCAGCAGATAGTAATGGTGATGGTACAGTATCAGAAGAAGAACATGCATTACACATGGAATTCAAGCGCAAAGAACTTGAAGATGGTGATGCAATGCGTGATGCACAGAGACAAATGGCATGGTTTGCATTATGGGGTATGTTGTTATATCCTTTTGCAGTTGTACTTGCATATTGGTTAGGACTCGGTGAAGCAGGCAAAGTACTAGGAAGTATGGCAAGTGTATACTTCGTTTCAGTCGCCGCAATTGTTGCTGCATTCTTTGGTACTCAAGCGTACACCAAGAAGAAATAGGAAATAACAAATGGCCAAGTTAGAAAACAGTTTTTCACAAATAGCCCTTGACATAGCTAAGTCGAATGCGTCACTCGAGCAAGCTATGAATGATAATGCTAATGTTGCTAAGCAGGGTTTCAATACTATAGGAAAAGGGATAAGTGCATCTGGTGAAGGACTTAAATTTGCGCTTGGTAAACTGCCTGGCGCTAAAGTCTATCAAAAGTTGTTTCGTACTGAAGGACAGAAACAGGCCAAGGAATTAAAACAGGCAAATAAAGCACTTGCTAAAAACTTGGGTATTCCTCAGAAGAAACTTCTGAAGCTTCAAAAGGCAGCAAACCTAAAGGAGCAAAGAGCGAAGTTCAATAAAGACCTTATTGAATCTGTAGAAAAAATGGGATTAGAAGCTGGAGATTTGGGCAAAAATGCAAACAAAGATTTGAAACTGGCGATGGATAAAGACTCCAAAAAGGGGCCATCTGGGGCAAAGGCAGCTGAGATAGCCGGTGAAGCAAGAGATCAAGCAGATGATACATTATCAGAACAACAGACTCAAACTGGTTTATTACGTCAACTTGTTGGACTAAGCGAAGCGGCCGAATCAGGTGAGAAGAAGAAAGGTGGTGGTTTCCTTTCATCCCTAGCAAGTCTAGGAAAGACTATTATGACTGCCGTTGCTGGTTTAGGTGCATCATTACTTGCCGCAACTGGGTTGCCCGTACTAAAGAAGTTAATCTTTGGTGGGCCCAAGAAAGGAGTTCCAACAGTTGGAAGAGGCCCAGGCGGCAGATTCACTGCACTTCCAAAAAAGAAAACTGGATTGGCGAGAGTTGCTGGTGCAGCCCTTAAAGGTTTAAAATTTCTTCCTGTCGTTGGACTTGCGGTTACTGCTATAAGTGGTCTTTGGGATGGTTTTACTGCTGGTATGAAAGAAGCAGAGAATGAAAATTCCACTGGGATGTCTATTGCCAGAGAGGCGACTGCTGGTGTGTTGTCTGGATTGACATTTGGACTTGTAGATCAAGAGACTATTTCTAGTGGTATGACAAACATTGCTACTAGTATTGGTGGACTAAGTGACTCGGTAGGTGCTAAACTTACTGAGCTTGGTGTAACTCAGACATTTCAGTCTGCAAAGGATAGTGTACTTGCATTTGGTTCTTCAATGTCTACTAAAATTGC